GCGCCGCGCGAACGATCGCATTTTTTGAAAACCGAGGCGCGATCATGACTGCGATCGCCCTGCTCGTCGCGCTGCTCTTCGTCAATGCCGGCCTCGTCCTGCTAGCGAACCATGGGCAAGCGATCGGGAGCGTGATCGCGCTGTTGATCGCGCTCGCGGTGTTCGCGGTGGGGCGGCGCCTGTGAGGGCCTGACATGGCGCACCTGAAAGACCTGACGCCCGACCCGGCGAACCGGCGCACGCACAACCCGCGCAACGTCGGCATGCTCGCCGACGCGCTGCGGACCGTCGGCGCGGCGCGCTCGATCGTGATCGACGAGGCGGGCGTCGTGCTCGCCGGCAACGGCGTCGTCGACGCGGCGGCCGAAGCGGGGATCACGAACGTGCAGATCGTCGACACCGACGGCGAGACGATCGTCGCCGTGCGCCGTTCGGGGCTCAGCGACGAACAAAAGCGGCAGCTCGCGCTCTACGACAACCGCACCGCAGAATTAGCGAGCTGGAACGTCGCGCAGCTCGCGCAGGACAAAGCCGACGGGCTCGACCTGCAACCGTTCTGGAATGACGGCGAGTTAGCGATCCTCATCGGCGCGGCGGCCGAGCCCGACTGGCACGGGATGCCGGGCTTCGCGCAGCAAGACCAACTCGGTATCCGGTCGATCGTCGTGCACTTCAAAACGCCGGAGGATGTCGACGCGTTCGCGACACTCGTCGGCCAGTCGATCAGCGAGAAGACGAAATACCTGTGGTTCCCGCGCGAAGCGCCGAAGGCTGTCGATCAGACGTTCGTCGGGGAGGTGCCGTGATGGAATACGGCGCGATCCTGCCGCTCGGCTTCACCGTGCCGCGGTCGTCGTTTCACATTCGCAAAGACCTGACGACGACGAACCCCTTCGGCGATGTCGTGATCGCGCCGGGCGATCGCGTCGTCGACTGCGGCGGCCACGTCGGCACCTTCACCGCTGCCGCGCTCGAAAGCGGCGCGGGCATTGTGCACTGCTACGAAGCCGAGCCCCACAATTGTCAGGTGCTCGTGGCGAACCTCGCCCGCTACGGTGACCGCGCGATCGTGCACTATGGGGCGATCGCGCCCGCCGGCTGCGCGCCCACCGTCACGCTCATGCTCTCCGGCTTCACCGGCGCGCATAGCACGGTCAAGGTCCCCAAACTGCGCCACCGGCGGATCGTCGTGCCGGCGTTCGACGTGCGCGCGCAGCTCGCCGCTATCCAGCCGCAAGTGCTCAAAGTCGACATCGAGTCGGCCGAGTACGACGTGTTCGACAGTTTGCAGATCGGCGATCTCGCGAGTGTGCGGTCGCTCTTCGTCGAGCTGCACCCGATCGACGATCGCGAGGCGCGCATAGCGCGCGTGCGCGACTACATCCGCGGTGAGGGCTTCACGGAGCTGAATACGCGCCCGCGGCGCTACACCGCGATCCGCCGCTCATGACGCCGCAGTGGCCCATCTACATCGTCTCGAAGGGGCGCGCGGATACGCGCTTCACTGCGAAGGCGCTCGACGCGCTGCGCGTGCCGTTTCACGTGGTGATCGAAGCGCCGGAGTACGCGCAGTACGCCGCCGTGATCAGCGCGGCGCGCCTGCTCGTGCTCGACCCCGCGTATCAGCGCGCGTATGACACGTGCGACGCGCTCGGCGAGACGAAGAGCAAGGGCCCCGGCGCGGCGCGGAACTTCGCATGGGACCACGCGCGCGACGCGGGCGCCGCGTGGCACTGGGTCATGGACGACAACATCCGCCGCTTCGCGCGGCTGTATCTCAACGACAAGATCCCGGTCAGCGACGGCACGATCTTCCGGTGCATGGAGGACTACTGCGCGCGCTATGTCACCGTCGCGATGGGTGGGCCGTCGTACGACTACCTGACGAAGCGGAAGCAGAAAGTCAACCCGATCATCCGGAACACGCGCATCTATTCGTGCAACCTGATCCGCAACGACGTGCCGTTCCGCTGGCGCGGGCGCTACAACGAGGACACCGACCTGTCGCTGCGGCTGCTCAAAGCCGGCTGGTGCACGGTGCAGTTCAACGCGTTTCTGCAATACAAGGCCGGCACGCAGACGGTGCGCGGCGGCTGCCACCGCGACTTCTACGCCGTCGAGGGCACGGCGCCGAAAAGCGAAATGCAAGTGCGGCTGCACCCCGACGTCTCGCGCCTCGTCTGGAAATTCGGCCGCGTGCATCACCACGTCGACTACGGCCCCTTCCGCGCCAACAAGTTCGTCCTGCGTGACGGGCTCACCGTGCCCGACGGCGTCGACGACTACGGCATGACGCTCGCGCCGAAGGGGCCGCGTGCGTAGGGGGCCGAAGCCGCAGCCGACCGCCCAGCGGAAGCTCCGCGGCAACCCCGGCCGCCGCCCGTACAACCTCGACGAGCCCGTGCTCGCCGTCGTCGGCGCGACCTTCGACGACCCGCCCTCAGCGATCGCCGAGGACCCGGTCGCCGCCGCGGAGTGGCGCCGGCTCGCGCCGCTGCTGCGCGACGCGCGCATGATCACCGACGCCGACCGGAACGTGCTGATCGCCGCGTGTCAGCAGTGGAGCGTCTATCAAGACGCGCTCGTGAACGCGCCTGCGCACCGCCGCGTGGTGCGGTCGCCGCACGATTACCCGATCCCCAACCCCTATGTGTCGATCGCGCACAAGGCGCTGATCCATTGCGAACGGTTGTGGGAGTCGCTCGGGTTGACGCCGAGCGCGCGCACGCGGATCGCGAGCGCCCCGCCGACGGGCCCTGACGATCCGTTCAGTGAATTCGATGAGCCGCGCATCCCGCGCGTGACGAAAGGCCCCACGCTGCATGGCCGGCGCACCGTCGACGACGAGCCGACGACGCATTGAGCGCGAGATCGACGGCTACGCGCGCGCCGTCGTCGACGGCACGATCGCCGCCGGCACGTATCACAAGCTCGCGTGCGCGCGGCACCTTCGCGATCGGGCGCACGAGGCGACCGCCGACTTTCCGTATGCGTTCGACGGCGGCGAAGCCGATCGGCTCTTCCGCTTCGCCGGGCAACTACGCCACTACAAGGGCAAGCAATTCGCCGGCCGGCCGATCGACCTGAGCGACTCGCAGCGTTTCCGGCTCGGCTCAGTCGTCGGGTGGTTCCACGTCGAGACGCGCTTGCCCCGCTTCACGACGGCGTACAACGAGCTGCCACGCAAGAGCGGCAAGACACTCGAAGCGGCGATCGTCGCGCTCTATAAAACGTTCTTCTGCGGCGAGCCGGGCGCCGAGGGCTATTGCATCGCGACGAAGCGGCAGCAGGCCAAGCTCGTGTTCGATGCCGCGCGGAAGCTGGTACGATCGTCGGGGCTGCGCTCGCGGATCGCCGTGCTGACGCACAACCTGCACCGCGAGAGTGTCGACGCGAAGCTCGAACCGCTCGGCGCCGACGCTGACTCGACCGACGGCCTCAACCCGAGCGTGATCGTCACCGACGAATTCCACGCGCATAAGACGCGCGACCTCGTCGACGTCATGGAGTCGGCGACCGGCGCGCGGCTGACGTTCCTGCACTACATCATCACGACGGCCGGCGACGACCCGGTGAGCCCGTGCGGCGAGCTGCACGCCTACTGCTGCCAGATCCTCGATCAGACGTTGCCGAGCGACCCGGCGACCGAGAGCACGTTTGCGTTCATTGCGCACGCGGACCCCGAGGACGACTGGCTCGACGAAGCGACGTGGCGCAAGGCGAACCCGATGTACGGGATCAGCGTCAACCCCTTCGACATGGAAAAAGCCGCGCTTGCGGCGAAGCACTCGCCCGGCCGGGCGCCGGAATTCAAACAGAAGCGGCTCAACCTCTGGGTCAGCGCGTCGGCGCCGTGGCTGAGCGTTGACGGCTGGCGCGCGGGCCAGCACGACGACTGGACGCCCGACGATCTGCGCGACGAGACGTGCTTTGTCGGGATCGATCTCGCAAGCAAACTCGATCTCTTCGCGCTCGTCGCCGTCTTTCCGCCGACCGACACCCGCGCGGGCTGGCGCCTGCTGCGCTGGGTCTGGACGCCGGCCGACACGCTCGCCGATCGCGCGCACCGCGACCGCGCGCCGTATGACCGCTGGGCCGAGGAGATCGGCTTTGACGGCGCGCCGGTCTTGCGCACGCAACCGGGCACGGCGATCACGCATGACGTCGCGCGCGAAGTGCTCGTCGCGCTCCGCAGCCGGCACACGATCGCGCGCATCGGTTTCGACCCGTGGCACGCCGCCGGGCTGATCGACGCGCTCGTCGACGAAGACGGGTTCGATCGCGACGCAGTCGTCGAAGTGCCGCAGACCTACGCGGGGATGTCCGTCGGGGCGAGCGCGTATGAAGCGGCCGTGCTCGGCGGGCTCGTCGACGCGGGCGGCTGTCCGCTCATGACGTGGACGCACGCGAACGCCGTGGTGCAGCGCGACGGTAAGGGGAACATTTTTCCCATCAAGAAAAAGAGCCGCGGCCGGATCGACCCGGTCATGGCGGCGGTGATCGGCGTCAACCTCGCGCTGCGCGCGTCGATCGAGACGCCGGCCGAGGATCCCGTGCTGGTGGTCGCATGACCAACACGCTGCCCCGCCGCCGCGGCCGGCCGTCGGTCGTCGACGCCGACGAGTCGATCGAGGTGAGCGTCACGCTCGGGCGCACGCAACATCGCGCGCTCAGCGATCGCGCGCACGAAGCCGGCGTGACACCGCAAACGTTGGTCCGCGTGGCGATCGCGCGCTACCTCGCGGCCGTGCCGGCGCCGACCGCTCCGGCGACGCCCGCCGAGGCGCCACGACCCGCAGCGACACGCACGTTGACGGTGCAGACGCGCCGCGTCGGCCTGTAGTTCTTCGGGAAAAAATTGACGCGCGCGGGCGTCTGCCCGCACGCTGCCGCCGGAGCATGCGTCTCGCGGCCCTCTGCTGGTGGCGGCCCCCCTGCCTGTTACAGACGGTGATCGTCAACCTGCGATCGACGCATGACGAAGCGTTGCGCGGCGTGCTGTGGCGATCGCGCGGCGCGTGGCTCGTGTTGAAAGAGCCGTACGCGATCGCGCCCGGCCGCACACCGCAACCGCTCGACGGAGACGCCGTGATCCATCGCGACAACGTCGCCTTTCTACAGGTGCTCCCGTGATCGTGCAGAGCGTCGGCAGTTTGCAAGCGGTGCTCCGGCTCGCCGACGCGCGCGCCGACGCAGCGCCGAGTGAACGCCTGCTCGTCGGCGGCTCGAACTATTACTACGACCCGCAGACGTACGCCGCGCTCTACCGCACGCAGCCGAACGTCCGCACGGTCGTCGACTTCATTGCGCGCAACGTCGCGCAGCTCGGGATCCACGTCTTTCGCCGGATTAGCGACACCGATCGCGAGCGGCTGCCCGACCATCAGCTCGCCGACTGGCTTGAGCACCCGACGCCATTCTCGACGCGCTACCGGCTGATCGAGTCGGTCATGCAGGATCTCGGGGTCTTTTACAACGCGTACTGGCTGAAGATCCGCGAGCGCGATCGGATCGGCCTGCAACGCCTGCCGCCGGAGCAGGTGCTCCCCATCGGCGGGCTCGTCGCGTCGTGGTACCAGTGGCGCACGCTCGACGGCCAGATCATCGAGCTGCCGGCGTCGGAAGTCGTCTGTTTCAGCGGCTACCCCGGCCTGCTCGGCCTGTCGCCGCTCGAAACGCTGCGCCGCACGCTCTGTGAAGACATCGCGGCGACCGATCACCGCGAGGCGTTCTGGCGCAACGCGGCGCGCATTGAGGGCGTGATCGAACGGCCGCGCGAGTCGAAAACGTGGAGCCCCGAGCAAGTCGACTCGTTCCGCGCGCAGTGGCGCGCGAAGTTCGCCGGGCATGCCGGCGTCGGCGAGGTACCGATCCTACAGGACGGCATGAGCTTCAAGTCGGTCGCGTTTTCGCCGCGGCAGGCGGAATACACGACCGCCCGCAAGCTCACGCGCGAAGAGGTCGCCGCGGCGTATCACGTGCCGCTGCCGATGGTTGGCATTCTCGACCATGCGACCTTCAGCAACATCCGCGAGCAGCACAAACAGCTCTATCAGGACTGTCTCGGCCCGTGGCTCGTGTACCTCGCCGAAGAGATCGAGCGGCAGCTCCTGATCGAGTGCACCGATCAGGACCGCATCTACGTGGAATTCAACATTGCCGAGAAGCTGACCGGCTCGTTTGAAGAGCAGGCGGCGTCGCTGCACACGCTCGTCGGCGCGCCGATCATGACGCGCAACGAAGGGCGCGCGCGGCTCAACCTGCCGAAGATCGACGACCCCGGCGCCGACGCGCTCGTGCGCCCACTCAACACGACCGATACCGCGACGTCGCCGAGCGACACGACGCCGCCGGTCCCGGTTGCCGCCGTCGACGAGACGGCGCTCGACGCGGTGCACCCGGTGATCGAGCGCGCGTGGCGGCGACAGGCCGCCGTCGTCGGCAAGGGCGACGACCCCGACTCGCGGCTCGCCGCGTTCGACGACGACCGCTGGACGCGCGAGCTGACGACGGATCTCGTGCCGTGCTATCGCGCGGCCGGCTACGACGAGCACGGCGCGCGTCGCCGGGCGGCCCGGCTTGCCTACATCGTGAACGGCGATACGCGGACGATGCTCGCGACCGGCGTCGCGGCGTTCTCACCGCATCGGGAGGCCAGCGCCTATGTCCCGTAACCGCTCGACGCATTTGCTCGGGTTCGCGCTCGATCACCCGTGGGCGCTGACGCCCGGCATGCTGCGCGTCGTCGCCGGCATTCTCGGCGACCATCTCGCCGGCAAAGCCGCGGACCCCGAGACGATCGAGGCGGCCGTCGCCGCGCGTCGGCCCGACGGCCCGCAGCAGCTCCGCCGCGGCGGCGTCGCGGTGATCCCGGTGTCGGGCGTGATCGCCCCGCGCGCCAACCTGTTGACGGAGACGAGCGGCGGCACGTCGTTTGAGGCGCTGACGCGCGCGACGCGCGAGGCCGTCGCGCATCCGGACGTCAAAACGATCGTCTATGACGTCGACAGCCCCGGCGGCAGCGCGGCCGGCGCCGCCGAATTCGCCACCGAAGTGCGCGCTGCGCGGGCGAAGAAGGCGATCGTCGCGGTGGCCAACCATCAGATGGCGTCGGCGGCCTATTGGGTCTTTGCGAACGCGACGAAAGTGCACGCGTCGCCATCGGCGCTCGTCGGCAGCGTCGGCGTCTACACGATCCACAACGACCTGAGCGACGCGCTCGCGCAGCTCGGGATCAAGCGCGAGTACCTCAGCGTCGGCAAATACAAGATCGAGGGCAACGAAACCGGCCCGCTCAGCGACGAGGCGCGCGCGTATCGCATGGGTCTGATCCAGCAGACCTACGACCACTTCATTGGCGACGTCGCGAAGGGCCGCGGCGTGCCGGCCGCGACGGTGCGCGACAGTTACGGCCAAGGCCGCCTGCTGACGGCCGACGACGCGCTCGCGGCCGGCATGATCGACGCCGTCGCCACGCTCGACGAGACGCTCGCGCGGCTGCTGCCCGACGGCGTGCCCGCGACAGAAATTGCCCCTTCGGCGCGTGCGTCCACATCGCAGGAGCCTCTACCGGCCACCGATCAGGAGACGCACGAGCCGTCCACCACGCAGCGCGCCGCACTCGCGGCGGCGCTGTTGTCTTGGGATCTCACCGACTTGGAACGGAGCTGCGCCCTATGAACCTCGATGCTCTCTCACGGGATCTCGCCGCCAAGCGCGACGCGGCCCGCACGACGTACGCGGCCGCCACGAAAGCCGCCGAGAAAGACAACCGCGACCTGACGGCCGACGAACGGCAGAGCGTGCAGGCGCTCATCGACGAGGCGAACGCGATCAAGGCGAAGCTCGATCGCGCGGAAACCGATGCGGCGATGGGCCGCACGATCGAGGGGCTCGTCGCGCCGACGCGCCCGACCGGCGACAAGGCTCTCTCGCGCGAGGCGCTCGCGCTCGCGGCCGGACGCCCCGACACGTCGGCCGCGTTCGCCAACGGCCGGTTGCTCTCGATGGGCGAGCAATTCGTCGCGAGCGAGACGTACGACTTTTTCAAGAAGGGCCACCACCGCTCGTCGGCGGCGTGGCGCTCGCCGAGTCTGGAGCTGCACGATCACCGCTCGCTCGGCGTCTCGTGGCAGCAGTACGCCGCGACGCTGACCGAAGACCCGACGTCAGGCGGCAAGCTCGTGGTGCCCGACTACCGGCCCGGTATCGTGCCGCTGCTCCTGCGGCGCCGCGTCGTCGCCGACCTGATCGCCCCCGGCACGACGGCGTCGAACCTGATCACCTACATGGTGGAAAAGACGTTCACGAATGCGAGCGACACCGTGTTGGAAGGCGCGGCGAAACCCGAGTCGGCGTTGACGTTCGACGCGATCAGCGATCCGGTGCGGAAAATTGCGCATTGGCTGCCTGTGACCGAAGAAATGTTGGAAGACGTCGCGCAGATCCAGTCGTACATCGATGCGCGGCTGCGGCTCGGGATCGATCTGACCGAGGAAGATCAATTGCTGAATGGCACGACCGTCGCGCCAGACATCATCGGCATTCGTAACCGCGTCGGGCTGGCGGCGCTCGTCGACGGGACCGGCAAGCCGATCCCCGATGCGATCTACACGCAGATTATGGCGATCTTCAACACGGCGTTCCTGATGCCAGACGGCGTCATCATGAACCCCGCCGACTGGTCGAAGGTGCAGCTCTCGAAGACGACGACCGGCGAGTACATCGGTAGCGGCCCGTTCACCGACGCGCAGTCACCCGTGCTCTGGGGCCTGCCGGTCGCCGTCACGCCCGTGATGACGGCGGGGCAGGCGCTCGTCGGCGCGTTCCGCGCGGCGGCGCAGATCTTCCGCCGCGGCGGCGTGCGGGTGGAAGCCAGTAACTCGCATCAGGACTTTTTCATCAAAAACCTCGTCGCGATCCGCGCCGAGGAACGACTCGCGTTGAGCGTCTATCGCCCCGGCGCCTTCGGCGAAGTGCACAACCTCGGCGCGTGATCCCGTCATGACTGACCCGACTCCGCTTGTGATCTCGCCGGGTGATCCGCAGTGTTGGCCGACGCCGTCAGCCGGCGTCGCCAACACCGTGCCGACCTATGACCCGCCGACGCTGACGTCGCTCGCGCCAGCGACGGGCGTCCACGGCGGCGCGACGCTGACGATGCACGCGAACGGCAGCGGGTTCGTGCCCGGCGCCGTCATTCTGTGGAACGGCGTGCCGGTGGCGACGACGTTTGTCTCGGCGACGGACCTGTCGACGCCCGTCGTGCTGACGAACTACGCCGCGGCGGCCTCGATCTCCGTGAGTGTGCGCAACCACCCGACCAACGTCGCGAGTGCCGCGCTCACGTTTGCGATCACATGATCGCGGGCCGGATGTTCGGCGATCCCGGCTGCTGTCCGGTCGACGACACGCCCCACACGGCGTGCGTCGCGCCGGCCGCCGCGATCGTCGTCGTGCAGCTCCCCGCGCGCGACGGGCTCACCACACCGCGCGGACCGACCACGATCCCGGCGGGCGCGACGCCGGGATCGATCACCACCGCGACCTATCGCCGCGACGCGTCGCGGCCGTTTGGAGGGTATCCCCGGTGAGCGACTGCGGCTGTAGCGGCTACAGCTTCGGCTGTTACAACT